AGAGGGTAATAATATGGATAAAGCACTATTTAGAGCATACGTCAAGGAACTGGTCAAGGAACAGATTGAAGAATCTGTAGAAAAAGCAGTTAAGAAAATCCTTCCAGAAATTCTTGGTGAAGCTGTCGCAGAAATTAAACAAACGCAAGCAAAAACTGTTAATGAAACTGCAACTGCAAAACCAAAATTTTCTCGTAATCAACTTGCCCAAATGATGGGATTGGAACGTTTGGGTGATACCATTACGGCCACATCAAAGAATGTTGGACCAGTAATGCCAACAGTACCAGAAGGAATTAGCCCAGATAATCCGGCACTTCAAGCAATCAATAAAGATTATTCGGCATTGATGAAAGCAATGAAGTTGACCTAATTGGAGATTTAGATGGCTCAGAAGTTTATAGGAATCACATTGCCAGTAAGATTAGGTCAAACAGGAATGTTCGACCAATCTACCACAGTAATCCAACAAGTTCGTTCTAACTTTAAGAATTTGATTCTTACAAAGAAAGGTGAACGTGTTGGTCAACCTGATTTGGGGTGTGATTTGTGGAAAATATTATTTGAACCATTAACCGAAGAAACTTTGGAAAACGCTCGATTAGCTGTTGCAGAAGCAGTAGACCGTTGGTTACCATTCATAGAATTAACAGATTTTCAAATTAATAAAACAGATGATGAAAATATCATCAATATAAAATGTACTTATAGATTTAGACAAAATCCTAATGTGCAAGACCAAGTGAATATATTGACTAATACGTTGGGGGCAGAAACAGTTTCATTCAGAACAGAACCAACAACTCAAGAAGATATAAGTGCATACGCTGCAGAAGTTGCAAATGCTCGTCGTATCAGAAGAATTCAAATGGGAGCAGCAAATGGCTAGTAATCAATCAGTAACTATACAACCCAGACCAAATGTTAAACAAATTAATTATGTCTCAAAGACGTTCACCGACTTTAGACAAAATTTAATAGAATTTGCTAAGGCATACTATCCAAACGCATACTCTGATTTTAATGAAACATCACCTGGTATGATGTTTATCGAAATGGCATCGTATATTGGCGATGTTCTTTCATTTTATATTGATAACCAATTTAAAGAAAATTTATTAGCGTACGCAGAACAACAAGAAAATGTTATTTCTATCGCACAATTTCTTGGGTATAAACCAAAATTAGTTGCACCCTCCACAACGGTAGCAACATTATACCAAGTAGCTCCAGCAATACTTGATAACGGTACATATATTCCCGATTCCAAATATCTTATCAAGGTGGCTAAAGGTAGTACGTTTACATCTACCGGTCAAACGTCAATAACATTTAGATTAACAGAAGATGTAGATTTTTCTGATATTACGGCAGACAATTATATTATTAATACTTTTTCTGGTGGAAACCCATCTACGTTTATCATTAGTAAACCTGCACGATTAGTCGCAGCAGAAGAACGTACCACTACATTTACGTTTGGTAGTGCACAAAGATTTACTTCAGTGTTGATGCCGGAAGAATCGATAATTGGTATTGAAAGTGTAGTTGACTCAAACGGTAATACATGGTATGAAGTTGATTATTTAGCTCAAGACGTTATTATGGATGAATTAGATGTTACCGCAAATGGAGAAACTGGAGTTTTACCATCCTCTAAGTTACGTCTTCGTAAGGTTCCACGTAGATTCGTAACCAGAATAAACAGAAATTCTCGTATGGAATTAGTATTTGGTTCTGGAACAGACAACGATGCAGAACTTAATACTACATTAGATTCTAGACAAGTTGCAAATACTCAATATGGTAATACTATTGAAAGTGCATTAGGTAATGTATCAATTAATAATGTTAATTTCTTAGATAGTAACGCTTATGGTATCTCTCCATCTAATGTAACATTAACTGTGACATATCTTATTGGTGGTGGAGTAAACACAAACACACCGTCTAATACAATTAATAGAGTATCACAAATAACTACATTGAACGACACTACAGATTATAGTTCGGGAGAACTTAACGCATTTAATTCTATAGTACAGAGTGTAACCATCAACAATGATTTACCTGCGACAGGTGGTGGTGACGGTGAATCTGTAGATGAAATCCGTGAAAACGCATTATCATTCTTTAATGCACAAAATAGAGTAGTTACTGTTGAAGATTATGCTGTACGGTCGTATGCATTACCATCAAAGTTTGGTCGTGTAGCAAAGTCATTCGCAGTTCGAGATGAACAAATTAATAGAATATTGTCAACACAAAGTGACCGTGTATATGTAGATAATCCTGTTCGTCCAAATGTAATTAACTTGTACACATTAGGATACGACACTAACGGAAAATTAACAACACTTAATACTGTAGTTAAAGAAAATCTTGCAAGATATCTCGAACAATTTAGAATGTTGACCGATGATGTTAACATCCTTGACGCCTTTATTATTAATATTGGGGTTCAATTTGACATATCGGTGTTGAGAAATTATAATGTCAATGACGTACTTGCAAGAAGTATCGGGTCAGTACAGGACTTCTTCAATACTAATAAGTGGAATATCAATCAACCAATTATTTTAGCAGACCTAATGTATAATATTGGTTTAGTAGAAGGCGTACAGACTGTAAAGAGTGTTCGTATTTTTAACAAATATCAATATAGAGATGGTACAGGATACCAAAACTATAGATATGATATTGATGAAGCAACAATCAATGGGGTTATCTATCCAAGTCTCGACCCAAGTATCTTTGAGTTGAAGTACCCAACAACAGATATTATAGGAAACGCTACCCAATGAGAACTATATTAACCGCCAGTAAGGACACAACCCTTTACCAAGCGTATGTAAACAACAACGCTGGATTGGATGAAATACTTGAAATTGGTAAAGTAATAGACTTATCGGAACCTACCAGTTCAACTGCATATGCAACCGGTTCTGCTCGTAGTTTGTTATACTTTGAGTTACCAACTACCGCAAGTGTTCCGGCTACCGCTAGTTATTTCTTAAATTTAAAATTAGCAAATGCATCTGAAGTTAAGAGAAATCAACAAATTCTCATTTATCAAGTTTCTCGTTCGTGGGATGAAGGTAGTGGATATTTCTACCAAGATATTAAAAATGTTGAAGATGGTGCTTCATGGGTTCGATGCACATCGGCGGTATCGTGGAGTAGTGCCGGTGGTGATTTCTTAACTGGGTCTACCAGTCAAAGTATCACGTTATCTTCATATCCATTACAAGATATTCGAGTTGACGTAACAAATATTTTACAACCAATTGTCAGTCAATCTTTACAAAATACTTTCTATGGATTGGCATTACGGTTTCCTATTGTAGACGAACAAGACAGTGATAATAAAGGAAATATTAAAGTTTTCTCAACACAAACACATACAATTCATCAACCAACACTTGAAATTGTATGGGATACACAAACAGTTACCACTGGAAGTTTACTTCCAATCCCATCATTAAATGTAAAAATTGTAGCATCTAATTTACGAGAAACATATACAAAGGGTGATATAGATAAAGTAACCCTTGTTGTTCGTGACCAATATCCACTTAAGTCATTTGATTCTGTACTACGATACAAGAACAAATATTATTTACCAACCTCGTCGTATTTTTCAATTGTAGATGCACAGAGTAATACAACCGTAATACCGTTCGACAACTACAGTAAAATTAACACCGATACAACTGGGTCATATGTAATTCTTGATACGTCACCATTATATTCTGGTAGATTTTATACATTAAAATTAAAAGTTGTAAACGGTAGTTATTCTAGAATAATTGATACAAACACTCTATTTAAAGTTGAATAGTTTATGCCAATAACCGTCTTGTCAGGTAGTAGAAATCCGGATAGTGCTAGTATAGCTGATAAAGAACAAATCGACATTTCTCTATCTATAGCAGAAGTGTCGGCGTCAGGTCATAGTGGTTCAATATTTACAAATTATTCTGCCACGGTACAAGTTGTTACGGTACCAGAAGAAAACTTATTAGACCGTAGTGTTTATTATACTCCAATTTACAAAGAAAAGTTGGATTATAATGTATGGTTGAGTAGAATCAATAAAAATTTTGAAGAGTTAGACTGATGGCAAATCAATTAAATTATC